ACCACGCAAACTATCATAGTTATCAGCACCTCGCAAACTTATTTCGCTGCCGTTTATTAACTCCAATGTGAGATCTTGCTCATTTACTTTTTTAACCCAATTGATACTTAAAAGTTTTTTCTTTAACTTTTTCCATACAATCTGTTTCGCCATACGGTAAGTTGGAGCGACATACCAAACACGCTGATCGGGCAGTCTTGAATACTTGGCTAACTCTCGGATTGCTAGGTGCGTTTTACCAAAGCGTCGTCCGCATATTGCTACTCTAAATCTAAACGGTGCGTCAGCTATCATTTGCTGTGCTTTACTCAGTGCCATCTAATTCTTCTAATAACTTAGTTGTGTCATCGTCCTCTTCGTTCCACGGCAATATACCTTTATTAGTATTTTGAGGACTTTCTTGCTGTCCTAATATGTTTTTACCTAGCCATATTAGCATAGTTGCGTTGCCGCTGAGTGCTAGTTTAAGCTGTGCTTTTCTTAATCGTTGCTTTAATTCACTTCTTCCTTTTGACAGATAATCCGCAAAGTTTCTTCTTAATGTATCATCTTTAATGCTAAAATGATCAGCTATTTCACTATCAGTACAGCCTATTTTAGCCATTAATTCTACTTCATCCGGAGGAACTGGAATATTATTACGACCCACTATAATTGCGGGCTTAGTAATTTCAGTAAATTGTTGTCCTTTTACTCCTTGCATCACTTATCTCCTCGTTTAACTGATTCGCTTAAAATCATCGGCACGGTAGATCTCCATTTAACTCTATGATGTAAGCGAGGATTTTTACGATCCTTAAGTATATTAACGCTTACGCTACTAGGGTGATATATAACACTATAAAAGCTTTTAACATAAGTGCCATTATCTAGATATAACTCGGTCATACCACCACTATTACTCTGTGTTTGAATTTGCTGTAAGCTAACCCACATAGTTGTTAAAAATACATGCCCTTGACTGCCTAATAACGCATATGTATTAACATCTTCATTAATACGGCCCACGAACTTAAAAGGTCTATCTGTGCCGCAGACAAAACTATTCATAACTTTACGGCTGGGTTTTTCTTTACCTTTACCACCAATAAAGTCGCCGCCCTGTGCCATAGCTACACTTAGTACAGGCGTATTCTTATAAAAGTTTAATAAACTAGTAAAGACATTGTCCAAATTATTAACATAGCGAACTCCATTAGTTGTTTCTTTACCTTGATCATCCTTGCGATAACGAAATTCGGTATAATCATCATCTAATTGTATAAAGTATTTTATACCCAATTCTTCGGCTACTTCAAAGTTAGCATTACGAGCATAGATAACTCCACGATAAGTTTCAAAGTTATCTCCGCTGTCTGTTTTTTTAGCTATTTCTTTTTTATTAAAGATATAAACTTCATCACCATATGTTTTTTTATATTCTTCTTGACTAGTATCTTCATTATCTACTAATAAGACAATACGCCCTGTGTAGCCTAATTTACGCAGGGTTTTATAAGTTCTAACACGATCAGGGCGACCGTGTGTTAAAATAAAGGCAGCAAAATCATTATCCATCATTCTGCTTCACCGTGATCATCAATATAGTTTTGTTTAAGATCTTTAGTAAGATTTACATAACCCAATTCAATTGCTTTATTAAAATCAATAATAACTAAGGCACTATCTTCCATCAGCGTTTTAACTTCATCATCAGCGTGTGCGTAAAATTCAGCAATATTTTCATAGTCAAATACTCTATGGCGATAGCTAGCTTTAATGAGAAAGTCTTTAATATCTTCGGGAATATTAGCTTGTTTAATTTTAACAATTAACTCAGTACAACGATCCTCACTATATAACTCTCTAACTAAAGGTTTTTCTCCTTTAGGCGTATATATAGGAGTATCAATTTTAGTTGTATAAGCGGTTTCATCGGCTTTATTTAGAATAGCATTAATTTCTTCAGCACTAAATCCAGTTAATTGCTCATCACCACGAGCTGTAATTTCACTAATTTCTTCAAATAGTAAATCATCATCCCATTCAGCTAGTTCATTTAATTTATTATCAGCAATACGATATGCTTGTAATTTTTCTTCACTTACATCCGCAATAACTACTGGTATTTGGCTGAGTTTTAGTTTTTGAGCGGCTTTATATCTAGTATGCCCAACAACTATAACCATATCTTTATCTACAACTATGGGCTGTTGAAAGCCAAATTCTTTAATACTATTAGCAACACGATCCACTGCTTTATCATTCTTACGAGGATTCTTATCGTAAGGTTTAATATCGTTAATATTTAATTGTTCTATTTTCATTCAAAAATCACTTTCATTATTTTGTATAGCAATAAAGCACAGCCCACGAAAAAGCCTCCGGCAATAATGCCATTTACCATTAAATAGAATCTTACTTTCTGTTCTAATAACTTTTCTTCTAGTGCTAGTTTCATAATATATCCTTTATTTTAGCTATTTCCTCATGCGAGAGAAACATTTCAAATCTTGTATCTAATACGCTTTGGCTTAGAAACTCTAAATGCCATTCATTAGTGGCAGCTACCCAAGTCTTTTTGACTTTTAACTTATAATCTTTAGTGTTGATTATATCCCACTCTTCTTTAGTCTTGCCTTGACTATAAACTTGTATTTGGCCTTGTCTCATATATTTACTCCTTATAATATCTTTGTGACAACGAACTCGTCCGTGAAGAAGTATTCGTTTAACTTCTTTGCTAGATTCTCTGCTGAACTTTTATGTGGGAACACCGTTCTAATATATTTGGGAAACTCACCACTTGCGCCCCAATGTCTTTGTCTAATGCTAAAAGGCTTGTCTTGGTATAATATTACCCAAAGACTTTCAGCTGTCAATATATCAATGCCTAATTGATCAGTGACCTGCCTAGTATTAATTACTTGTGCTGCGGGTCTAGCCATTAGGGCATCCTTGTCAATATACTTTTAAGATCGGGCATTACCATATTTGCCAATACCCAGTTGTATTCGTCCCAATATATGCTGTAATATTCATATTCAATATTGTATGTCATTTCACGGGCAAATCTCTTACACACGGTTTGTAGCTCGTCATCTAATTCATCGTCTAAATCCGCAAATCTGTATGTAGGTATGCGTGTCTCTATAATCATTGTTTAGCCTTTCTATTAGTAGGTTGTAAGTTAAAATGATTGGGATTACAACATTGTTGATTTCCGCATTTCATTTTAATTTGATAGGGTGTAACATCTTCATTGGTTTGACTCATATACACTAATCTTCTTGCCTGCGTCATTTGCCCTAGGCCATCTTTCCAAGCACCCATTAACGCACCACTAGGACTCATTGATCCTGTCCATAACCAACATTCCTCTATGTTCAAACTAACTTCAATCTTTGACCATAGTCTATTGTCATCCCAAGCCCATGCTCCTATTTGTTTATAGCCTGGTTGTGTAGCATACCACATTTTCGGCCTACCCATTATTGTTCTTCCTCAATTAAACGAATTAGTACTGGGTTTTCACGCAGGCAGTGTATCATTGCTGATGCCATTGTATCTACCTGTCCTTCTGTTAAGCACTGATGCATGGTCATTTCCCAGATGTGAAATATTTCGTGAAATATAGTTTGTAAGCGAACCCATCCGGTTAGTTCCGGATCAATAATAATTGTATTTGTTTTGGGATCGCATTGACCTAAACAATCAACTAGTTCTCTGGGTTCGGCATCACGAATATTCCAAGTTTGACTCATAAATGTTATCTTCATATATTTGTTCCTTATACTTTATTTATCTTTTAAGTCATTTAGTACATAGTTATAGGATCCTGTTAGAATCCTATAAAGTCCTAAAGGACTTAAAACTCATCAATCACTACGCTCACGCTTCGTTCTTTGATTTCGTTTTGCTTATAAGTTATTTCATTTCAAAGGGATTTTATTGATTTAACTTAGAAGTAATTAAGATATCCTGATAGATTTGGAGCCAAGACGGGACCGCCTACGGGTCCCGCTTGTTTGACATCCTGATGAGTTCTTTCACCTGTCTCGGGTATAGGTATTTTACCGATATGCTAAAGGATTCTGTGCTTCTCCTACCTATCACGATACACTTTATAGTGCTCTAAGCCTCGTCCCTAGTGCTTAGATTTTTATAGCTCGGTTTTTCGTATGCTAACATTCATACTACGCTAATTTAGTGCCTTAGGGCATTGCTTCTCAGCGTGTTTTGTGTCCGGTGTCTTATGCCGGGTTTTTCACAGCGGTATTATTAAACTGGCCCGCCAACCTTAGGTGTTAGTTGATTATGTCTGCGATATAATTCGTCTATTGCTTGTTGTTTATGTGAGCCGGAGTTTATATTGTCAATTACCCAAGTTAGATAATTTAAGGGTAATTTATGTATATGTGTGCCTTGATGTTTGCCTGATAATGTCCAAAGATTGTTTTCCTTATAGAAGCCATATTGACTGCCTCCTACAGGTAGCTCTTTGTAAGCATCACCTTTTATTTTTAATTGTTTATGTTTTGACCAATTTATTTTTGCCATTAGTATTTGCCTGTCTATATAGTTATGCGAATAGATCTGTATATGAGGTAGTCTTAGCTACTATAGTGAATACATTTTTATCATAGAACTTTTTTAGTACTGGATCTGTGGGATTTTTGAATGTTATATCTATATCCCATAGATTGATAATACTGGTATCTCCTAAATCTTTAGCCAATTTGCGTATTAGATACTTTTGTCTTAGTAGCATACTAAGTGTAGGATCTCGTCTATGCTTATATTGATCCCTAGTATCGTTAATTATGTCCTGTACAGAATATCTCACAGGATCATTGTATATTTTTGGTAGTTTATCCCATCCATTGGCAGTAGCCCATGCTGGATCAGTTTTCATTATTTCTTCTAAGCGAGTAAAGAATTTATTTTGGTATTTTTCTATATCTTCGTAGCTATCTAATTTCTTATGAGATGAATCTTTGAGATAGATTGTTTGACGAGGAAATCCCCATCCATCTTTAAGTTCTGTGCCTGTGCGATGATTTAGTGCTACGGGCTGTGCTACTGCTTGTGCTTTAATCTTTAACATTTTTTTCCTTTATAACGAGAGGGATTTGCCTTCCTCTGTGTATTTATATTATATACTCTTTTTATGCGATTTACAAGCTTATTTTCCCCAAAAGAAAAGCCCTTTCGGGCTTTTCCGGACTAGACATTGCGTCCCATCCTATGTTAGAAGCATGGCTCGTTTAAGGAACTTTGGCAAATACATATAAAGGAATAATTTGCTTCTAACAATATTATTTATTACATTATTCGCATTCTAGCTCTACCTACTGGAGGTACTTGTTGTTCTTCTGTGGCTATTTTACTGAGTATTCTTTCCAATTCAATATAGAAATCTTCTCCGTGTTTGGTAATCTGTTCTCTAACTAATAGTTCTAGTCTTAGTTTGTCTGTTATATTCATATATGTCCTTATAATAAAGCCCTTTCGGGCTTTTCTTATTAATAATATCTACCAATTCTTACTTGTCTTTCATTATTATACCAATTCCAAATGCTTACTTTATATCCAAACTCATTTGCTTGTTGTCTTACCTTTTGGGCTTTATCTTTTGGTAAAGTCATTTTGATTTCGTTTGTTTTGATATTGCCTTGGTTTAGCATTTCTACCAATTCTGTTGAACCTTTCATAAATGCCAGAAACTTTAATTCTGCGAAGTTAATGTCTTTATCTTGTTTAATCTTTTTCATTTATCTCTCCTTTAAGTATTTGCCTTTATACACTATTTTTAGTGTATGTATGTATTATAC